ATGGATGCAGTGAAAAATGATGTGAAGCGGCTGGTTAAAGTAGAGCTGGCAGCGGCGAACAGGAAGCACCGGATGTTTGCAAGTACTCATGAGGGCGTGGCGGTGATCCAAGAAGAAGCGGTGGAAGCCGCGAAGGAAACGGATCGTCTGCGCCGGGAACTGAACTGCATGTGGATGGGAGTTTATTCGGATAACCCGCAAATTTCCACGAAGGGCGTATATGACGCGGCGGTTGCTCTGGCCGTGGAAGCCATTCAGGTGGCGGCGATGGCCCGGAAATTCGAGAGAAGCCAGCGCCGTGGCTGGCCGGGAAGCAAGGAGCAGGACTATGGGAAAGAAGAATAACTCCCCGGCGGAGATCGAAACCGTTACGTTGACGATGAGCCGCCCGGTGGCTGAGGCAGTGCAGACCGCTTGCGAATGGTATTTGCGGCTGCACATGGGGCAGTTCTGGGACATGACGGACGATCTTTGTATGGCGAAATTTCTTTCTGATTTGGAAAGAAATGCGTTCAAAACGAACGAGCAGCGGGCGAACGCTTTTGATGTTGCGATACATCGACGCGATACTATGCGGGAAGAAATGGACAAGCTGTATAGCAGGTGCGTTCTCCCAGCCCCGTTTTCTGACCTGATGAAGATTCCGTACCGGGCGGAAATTGTTTGGCTGACGATCCGACATGCACTGTCGTGGCATGACAACCCGGAAGGAGTGGCGGGCTGTGTCAGCTACTACGATCCCATGAACCGCTCCGATCAGCCGCAGCCTAAAATTGAGCTGAAAGAGGCGCAGAAATGCGGCGGGAAGAAACATTAGCAACCTGCTGCACCTGCTTCTGGCACGAGGGCTACACATGGGTGTGCTTCAATGGCGAATCGGAAAATTGCGCCGAGGTTACAGACCCGGAAAGCGGTTGCGAATGCTGGAAAGAGCGTGAAGCTGGTGGTGAGATCGGCGAATATGAGCTGAACTAACCAAAAGCCCATACCTATTATAATAATCAAGATATATCCGCCAGAAAAATGCCGCCCCGGCGAGGCGGCAAGGGGCTTGTATGTAACACTTAACTTAGCGGACAGCGGGAAGTGGAGCTTGATTAGAGCTTGACTAAGGCTTGATTAGAGAAGCAGCAGTTTCCCGGTGCAGGGGGTACAGGGGCAAGGCCCCTGTAATCTCTCCCCGCGATAGGATGGCGTGGCGGATAGAAGTGGTTCATCAAGCGGGGGCGGGGGCAAGCCGAGAACATTCCCTTGCGCTCGGCGGATTGCTTTTATTCAGCAAAAGAGAAGTCAAAGAAAGAAGGTGTTGACGGTGAAAGCATGGTACATTCGAGAACAGAAACACATCTGCGGCCCTCAGTATGCAGAAGTGGATTTGTTTGAGGTGAGCGCCAAGGAGCATACCGCCAGCACCAGAAGAAAGAGGGAGCTTGCCACGAGTATTGCCCAGCAGCGGTACAACGAAGCAATGTCCCGGCGGTATTTCTGCCAACTGGCCTATACGAACTTCACGGATCGGGATTGGGCCATTACGTTTACATACAACCGGGATCACCACCCGGAGGCTGGCGATTATGACCGCGTGGACAGAGATTGGACGAATTTTTGCAAACGCATGAAGCGCTACTGCAAGAAAAAAGGCATTCCGGCCCCAAAGTGGATGCAGGTGGCGGAGTACTGCGTGTTGAACGAAGATGGGACAAGCACTGGCCGCCATCACCATCATGTGATCCTCGAAGGCAGTTTGATCCGCGAGGAGATTGAAATGCTGTGGCGGGACAGCTCCGGGGAAGAAATTGGCATGGTGCATTGTGACCGAATCAACCTGACGAGCAGCAGCTTTGAAGCCCTGACCGGCTACATGACAAAGGCCCGCACTCGTGTGCGCCACTGGCGCCAGAGCCGTGGCCTGAAAGCTCCGGTGACGCCCCGGCCCAACGATACCAAGTGGAGCCGCAAGAGCATGGACGACGCTTTTTCAATGCGTGTCGATGACCGGGCATTCTGGGAAAAGCAGTATCCGGGGTATACCCTGCGCGAGTGCGAACAGCGTGTCACCGGGAACAACACCCGGCACCTGATCGTGAAGCTCATGAGAAAGCCGGAACCCCGGCGGAAGAATAGGAGAAATCAGCCGTGAGCATGAGAATGGAGCTTGAAGACCTGCCGCCGCGCTTCCGGGCACAAGCGGAAGCACAGATTGCGGACCGATGCCGGGGAAAGTGCGCCTCTCCGCAGCCTGTGGCTGACGCCGCCCGCGCCGCTGGCAAGCTAGGCAAAGCCTTTGAATCCAAGGGCGAGTATGATTATTACATGGGGGTTATTATGCCCGGTATTCGGTCGGGAAAGATCGCCGAGGCACAGCCGCACCCGAATTGGCTGTTGCTGCCCGCTGAGGAGTACGGAAACGTGAAGCTCCCGGCGGCGCACTATACTGCCGACTACAAGATCACCTATGCGGACGGCAGGGTGGATGTTGTGGAGATCAAGAGTAAGTTTACCCGGCGGGCGCAGCGGGACTATATCTATCGGCGGAGGCTGTTTATTGACCTGATCGCCAAGCCGCGCGGCTGGGGATTTGTTGAGATCATCACCCCGGACAGCAAAGCCGAGATCAAAGAGTGGAAGCGCCTTGCGCAACAGGCGGGAAAGGGGATACCATGAGCAAAAGCAGGGCACCAGCGCCGCCCGCGTTTTACCGTGAAGCAATCCGGCAAAACGTGGTACGGCGTGTTACCATCAACCGGAAAAAGAAGCAAGAGCAGAAAAATGCTTCTCCCTGCCCTGAGAGCCAGAGCGGGAAGAAAGAACAGAACGACTTCGGGAGGGACTGACAATGAAGGTACACGAGGCGGAAATGATCTTGGAATACTGTGCAGACATTCCGTGTCGCCTGAACATCATTCGCCGCCAGTGTGCCGCATTGGATGACGAAATTGACACGATGCGCGGGGTGAATATGGATGGAATGCCGCGCGGGGGAGAGCCGGGGGACGGCCCGGCCACAATGGCGGTCAAGATGGATGAGCTGGGAATCGGAGATCGGTTTCGTGTGCTGCACCAGCAGCAGGAAGAATTAAGGGCCGATTTCGAGCTGATCCAGAAAGAAATTGACAGCATGAGCGGTGTACACAACATCATTCTGACAGAATTTTATTTGAAGAAGAAAAAATGGCCCGATTTGCAGCCGATGACCGGGTACAGCATCCCGCACATGAAGCGGCTGCGGAATGTGGCACTTTCCGTGCTGGGCGGCAGAATCGAGCGGCTGCCGGAAAAGGATGCTTTATTAAAACGCGCGTATAACGCGCGCAAGGCACAGCGCCGCGCGGATGCGTGGGCAGAAGGTGACGTTCTCCTATAAGGCAAAAGGGACGAACGGAACTTCGTGTGCAGCGCTTCCGAAAATTTCCGTGTTGTGGCCGTAGAAAAACAAACTCGAATCCCTCTCAGAATCAGAAAAAGGCAAAGAAATAACCCGGAGGGCGTTTGTCCTGCCGGGTTTCGTTTATTCCTGCGTTTCGTGATCCTTGGGCGCATTCTTCTTGAAAATGATCTGGGCCGCGTCCGGGGCGCCGCTGGTGGTATTGTGTCGGGCGATTTCGTCCAGCAGCCCAACCGGGAACCCGCTTTCGTCCAGCGGGCCGTTATATCCAGTGAAATCAACCACGTTCACGGTGGGCGGGGCCGGGAGGAGCTTGTAATACCTGCCGTCCTCATAGTTGAGGTCAGTGACCCGGTTCCACCAAGAAATGTCGCCGTGGGTCTGCTGAGCGTTCTCCATGGCCTGATGTGCTTGGCTCTCGGTCAGGCCGTCGAATGTGTGCCGGGTGCCGTCGGCGAAGCTGGCAACGAGCCGCCAAGGGGCGAAAAATTCCATGCTGTCCATGTCAAAATCTCCTTTCGCGTTTCGTGATGGACTAAGTATAGCACAAGAAGCCCCGGCGGGAAACCGGGGCCATGTGTTTAGCGCCGTGTGCAGGGCAGCGGGAAGCGCTTGCCGTAGAGCGTCATGGTAGGCTGCATGAGGTAGGGATTCCAGTCGCGGTCTGTATGGATCACATCGGCCAGCGGGAAGACCAGCTTCCCACCGTCGAACGTGACAAGCGGTTCCCCGGCGGTGTTCTCCCCGAAGTAAAGCTCATCGGGCACATCGACGGTGACAGGATCGGAGCAGGTGGCCCAAGGAAGTTGGGACAGTGCGAAGATGGGGCGCTTTCTGGGGGAATCAGGGCCGTAATTGAGGGCGAGATCGACTTTCATGTTTCGTGTCTCCTTTCGTGCGGGTTATTCCTGCTGCTCTAGGCGTTTAAGAAAGGCAGCGTGTACGGTGTCGTACTGCTCGTTCAGAACATCGTTGCCGTGGTCGTACTCCTGCGCCCATGTAAGCAGCTCATCGGCCAAGCGGCGACAGGCGGCAGCCATGCAGGTGCAGTATTTGCCCTGCTGGCCCGGCGCGGGCAAGGGCCACTTGCCCAGAACGTGCATCTCATCGAAGATGATATGCCGGGCTTCAATCGTGCCGTTCCAGATCGTGAGGTTGAGGGTGCCAAGCTGGCGGCACGAGGTGATCCTGTGCAGGGAAGCAAGGAATTGTTTATCAGGTGTCATGCGGTGATTTCCTTTCGTGTTTCGTGATGGTGCCCCGGCGGGGCGCTCAGACCTCGGTGAAGTGGCTGACAGAGCGGCGGGCCAGAGCAAAGGCGATTTCCGGGATGCCGTCGGGCGTGTCACTGTGGGCCTTGATGGCCGCAGCAATGCGGGCCAGATCGTCCACGGTGATGCCCTCCGGCTTGCGGCTGGATTCGTCTGCATCGTTCAGGATCGCGGCGTATTCGTCGCAGTCGGCGCGGGTGCAGTAGTCATTCGCCATGCAAGCGAAGCGGGCGCCGTCAGCGTCAAGGGTGCGGATTTCTTTGAGTTTCATTTCGTGTGTCCTCCTAGGTTTGATTTCGTTATGGGGTTCACCCATGAGCGCCCGCCCCGGTGCGGGGCGGCTGGGCTTGCACCAGCGGCGGCGTGGGCCGTCGGCCTTGCGGGTTTTGTTATGCGTTGAGCTGCAACAGGCTGGATTTCGTGGGGATGAGGTGCCGGGCCATGGTGTCGGTATAGCTGGCCTCGCCCTCGAAGTTGTCCACGATCCTCCGTTCCGTGGCGGGCATATCGTGATAGCGCTTCTTGCCGTAGCTCGGCGGGAGCCAGCCTTTTTTCTGACAGGCAAACAAGTTGAACGATTTGAGAACGTCAGTGTTGGTAAAGCGGATGTGACAGGTGCCCTTTTTGTAAAACGTGGCCTCGAAGTAATGAAGCCGGATCTTCTGGGTCTGCCCGGCGGCCTTGGCGGCTTTCAGGGTGGCGCGGAGTTCATCGCCGTTGTACTTCTTGCCGTTCGTGTCGAGATAGTGCAGCACCCGCTCGATCTGGGCAAGGCGGGTTTCACAGTGCCAAGCGGGGTCGAAGTCACCGGAAAACTCGCTGAATGCGTTGCACCGGAAGATAACTTTTTCACCGACTTTATACGCCTCGTTGGTACACCAGCCGTTGAAGTAGTGCAGATTTTTGGAGTACTCGGCGTTATAGTGAAGATTCGTCCAGTTATCAAACAGGCCGATGATCTCTTTTTCGATGCCGTCCACAATGTTCCGGCTCATCTCCTCGCGGATCGTCAGGATATTGTAGAAGCTGAAATCATAATCGCACAGCTCGGTGACGCGCTTGCCGTACTCGCTTTGCATGGCGACGGTTAAGTTGTCCTTGATCTGGGGCAGGTCAAAGAGCTTGCGCCAGTACAGCGCCCGAAGGGAGCGGATCGCCTCGTTATAGCTCCGGTCAAACCCCAGCACGTTGGTTTGTTCATCGTCTGCGGTGGCAGAGGAAAACAGGGATTTGATTCCGTTGTACTCCTCATAGATTCGCCGGATGCCCTCGGCGGCTGCGTTGTAGCGCTCCACGGCGGCGGTGATCGGATCGGCGGAAACCAGCGCGGCAAGCTGGGGATCGGCTTCTAGCTGGGCCGTCATCTTGTTGTTGAGCTCCAGCCGAATTTTGCTCACTGGCTCACGTTCTGGAATATCCACCGACACAAGCGCAACCTCTACCGCTGTCCGGCGGGCGGCCTGTTTGAAGGCGTCGGGAATATATTTGATCTCTGCGTGGAGTGCATCGAGCTTTTGCACAAGCTCTTTTCGTTCGTTGGTGTAGGGGTTGCGGATGGTCTCCGCATTCAGCAAGCAGCGGATTTTCCCGCCGTCCTGCATGATCTCCAACGCCCGGAGCAGGTGGGCCGCGCCCTGACTGAAAGGGGGATTCATGACAATGGCGGCGTACTTCTTGCAGGGCCGGAAGGTCATGAAGTCATCGTGAACCACCCGGAAGCCGTCTTTTTTGAGGACGGCGCGGAAGTCGCTGGAAAGCTCGATACAGTCAAGATCAAACTTCTGGGCCTTCTCCTTGTACTCCTGCCGCACCTCTCCGGTTTTGCCGTCGTGATAGATTCCGGCGATCTGGTGGAGCTGGCGGGCAAGGGCGCCGTTTCCGGCGGACGGTTCAAGGATCGGGGCGGGCAACTGGCGGAAGCCGTGGTGAACGTCTTGCACACTGAACACCATGTCAAACGCGAGACCGTCCGGCGTGGGGTAGAAGTCCCGCGCATCATTTGGGGTTGTCATTTTGTGATCTCCTTTTCGTTTTGGATTCTGCCCGGCGGGGTGCCGGGGCTTGTGGGGCGGGGCCGCTTTTTCTCGGTGCGGCCCTGCTAGGGTGTCCGGGGTGCGCTCATCGTGCCGGGCGGCGCTGGAATACAAAGCCGGGGTTGTGTTCGGTCATCCAAGCAACCACGGCGCCCGCTTGCTCTTTCGTGAAGCGGGGCGCGTAAACCTTGCCCATGCCCCGGCAGCCGTTCCGGGGGTTGCAGAGCGTGAAGCACTTTTCGTTGGGGCCTTTGCAGTAGATGAAATAATACATGTGGTTCCGTCCTTTCGTCTCAGCCCAGCACGTTGGCGGCGATGCTGGCAAAATCGAGCTGCTGAACCTCAGCGGCGGGGGCCTTCTCGGCGCTCTTTTTCGTGGTGCGCTTCTTGCTGGTCTTCTTGGCGGGGAGCTGGGGAGCGGGGAGCAGTTCGGGAAGTTCGTGATGCTCCTCGGTGATGATCGTGGCGGGCTTGTCCTCGACGGTCTGCGGGGCGGGCTGATCCGGGTTGTTCAGCTTGTCCAGTGCCAGCACAAAGGCGGCGGCTTCCCGGTCACTGCTAATAAAATCGTTCGTCTTCTGGATCATGCGGTCAACGATGGCGTGAAAAACAGGATCGTTCTTGCCCTTGCCGTCGAATACCTTTGCGGCTTCGCGCTCTGTCTTTTCGTCGTCGGGATCGTTGCTGTTGTACAAGCGGCTATATTCTGCCGTGTACAGCTCGCACAGCTTTTCAAGATCGACGTTGGCGGCCTTACGTTCTGCGGCCAGCTTCTTGTTATAAGCGATGATGTCGGCGGCACTCTGGAAGCGGCCCTTCGGGGCGGCGGTGGCGTCCTCAACCTGCAAGCAGCTAAACAAGTAGGCCTTGGTGGGGTAGAAGTGGGGGTGTTCGGCGGCTTCCTTGCCCTCGGCCTCGGCGGCTTCGCGCTGGGCCTTGCTGGGCTTGGTGGTGAACTGCCACAGATGGCAGTGAATCAAAGCGGTTTCGCCCTTCTTGACCTGCTTGCCCAGCCGCTTCCACTCGTTGAAGGTGTGCAGCTCATCGGCTGCAAGCACAAGCTCGGCGTCCTCGATGGTGCCGGGATGCTCGGCGCCGTCCTTGTCGGTCACGACGATCTGAGCGGCCAGCGCGGCGATCTGGGCGGCGGTGTGGTTCTTGGCTGCGATCTTGTGCAGTTGCTCGGCGCTAAGGCGGGCGGCTTCGTTGCGGATGATCTGATTGTTCGTCATGGTGGTATCTCCTTTTTTGGTTTGGTTGTTGGTGTTCGCGCTGTTCTCCCGGATGTTTCCGGGGTAGTGGGGCGGGGCTGCTTTGCGGTGCAACCCTGCTAGAGTGTCCGGCGGGGGTTAGTCGATGGCACAGCAGGAAAAGAAAACATCTTCCACCGTGTCATCACTGAAATCTTCGGGGGTGCCGTGGGCGTCAATCACCAGTTGCACCCGGTCAAAGATTCGCAGCTCGGTTTCGGCGTCCGCTATAAAATACCAGTCGTCGCCGTCGCCCAAGTCGCTGCACCAGACTTCAACCGCGCCATCATCGGTGGCGGTCATGCCCTGCACCTCAGCGGGGACGATGTACCGCCCCAGAGGGCCGACGGTGTAGGGACAGGCGGCGGAAGCGGCGGGGGCCAGCAGCGCGGCGGACAGTGCCAGAGCAGCGGCGGCGGTGATCTTTTTCAGCAGTTTCATGGTTCTTGCTCCTTTGCTTTTGAGGCTTTCCCGGCGGGGTGCCGGATGGGCTTGCATCGTCCCATGAGCGCCCGCCCCGGTGTGGGGCGGCTGGGCTTGCACCAGCGGCGGCGGTTGCCGTCGGCCTTGCGGGGCGGGCTTGACTATCACCCCCGATCTGTGGTAAACTGGCTTACAAGATGCAACGTCGAAAATTCATCTTGCAAGCCTGTCACCTGCTCAGTGGGTGGCGGGCTTTTTTGCTGCCCACCGGGCCACCAGCGCGGCCCAGATGGCCCGCTTGGTGGACTCTGGAAGCTCAAAAAACTTTGCGCTCATGTGCTTTTCTCCTTTCGCTTACTCGCAACCGCTCCGGCTGTTGTCCGGCTCGCTTGCTGTGGCTGCATTTTAGTATGAGCATACGCCACTGTCAAGCATGAGCACACGCTTTCTACACTTTGCACAAAAAACGTATGCTCATGCTGTGAAACTTTGACATGGACACACGCCGCCAAATCTTGTATAATATAATTATTCCAAGTGTGCCGAAATGGGAGGATATTATGGCATTAAGCGAAAAAAAGAAAATCACAGACAAAAGGCATTTGGCAAAACTGGACGTAATCCGGGTGCAGCCGTACAAGAACCAAGGCGCAGCACTCCGCGCGGCGGCTGCTGCCGCTGGGCAAAGCGTACAAGGGTATGTGCTGCAAGCGGTTCAAGCCCGGATGAAGCAAGAGGGCCTAGAGTGGCCGGAGCCGGACAAAGGGTAATAATATGCCAATCTCAGAGAAGAAGAAAATCACGAATAGTCGATATATTGCGAAGTGCGATTCTATCCAGATTCGCCCACCCAAAGAACGCGGCGACGAAATCAGAGCCGCCGCTGCTGCTGCTGGACAGAGTATGCAGAGCTATATTTTACAAGCTATCCGGGAAAGAATGGCCCGCGATGGATTCACCCCGGCGGAAAGCGGGGAAGAAGGGGACAACAGGGGATAATAGGGCGGCATAGAACCTAGTTCACCGTTACCTGTGGGGCGATATGCCGTTAGGTGTAGAATCTGACCCCTTTGCCCAGCGGCATTTTGGCGCATCACCCGGCAGAAAAACCGTTGACGCCGGAACCGTGGAGCCGCCAGCAGTGCCCGCCCACCGGAACCGCCCGCCAGCGGCACCGAGCAGCAACCACCCCCGGCCCGGCGCCGGGAGAAGCAGAAAGACCAGAACAAGCAGCGCACACACCGCGCCGCCCGCTCTGGTCTTTTTCTTTTTGCCCCGGCTTCGCGCCCGGTCTCGCCGCCGAGGGCCGAGGAGCTGGAAGCCGACAAGCCGCGCCCGCCCGATGAGGACGCCGGGAAGATCGCGCCGCCCGCGCACCCGCCCCGCTGCCCCGATCAGCAGCAGACCGCCCACCGCCAGCAGCACCGCCGCCCATGCCCGCCAGCGCCAACCACATGCACCGAGCAGCAGCCAGCAGCGCACCACCTACCATGCCAGACCTCAACAGCTCACAACCCAAAGCCCAAAGCACAGCACACCGCCAGCCCTACACACCCGCCGCCAACCTCAGCCGCCAGCACCCAACCGAACAGCCCAAAACGCCCCGCCCCGGCCCAGCGCCGGAGGGGTCAGATTCTTTACTCTACGCTATATCGCTCCCCAAGTATAACCTCTAACTAGGCTAGTAGCCGCCCTATCTATCCCCCTACCCCCTTTCTTCCCCGGCCGGCCGGGCGCTGGCCCCGCTCCGCCGCCCACCGGGCCAGCCGCCGCCCCGGTGCCCACTGCCAGCGGCCCGCCCGGCCCCGGCACCGCCCCGACGGCCCCGGCCCGCCCCCGGCGCCGGAAAGGTACTGTGCCCGCGCGCGCGACAAATGCGGGTTCCGAAGCCCCAAAATATTTCTAGGTATAAAAATTTTCAAAGGTCTTCCGCTCCCCGGCTATGAAAAAGGGGTGGTGGGGTCAAAAATTTGGAAGTGAGTAAATGTGTGTACAAAAATTAGTAAAACTGAATAAAGTATAGAAATATGTTCATGCAAACTGACGAAGCAAAATCTGATATAATAGATTAAAGTTATGCACAAAATAAAAAGGGGGGGTCTGCGTGATGACTGCAATCGAAGTGGCAAAGAGCATTATTGCTTATGCGGCACTGAACGGATACCAGATGACGAATCTGAAACTTCAAAAGACCCTTTATTATGTACAGGGTTATTATCTGGCTCGATTCGGAAAGCCGCTCTTTGAAGACGAGATCGTGAATTGGGCATACGGCCCTGTTGTGCCGGAGGCATACTTTAAGTTTTGCTCCTATGGTGCATCGCCTATTGACGCCGAAGAAGTAACAAACTATTTTGGCGGGTTGAGCTATGGAGAATCTGGCTATATCTGCAAGGTAATCAATGCTTGTTTACAGAAAACGGCGAGACAGCTTGTGGACAAAACCCACACGGAAGACCCATGGCGAAATACGTTCAGAAATCAGACGATTGATGTTATGAGCATCAAAGATTTTTTCAGTGCAAATGATCCGCTTGGTGTGAAGTAAGAGGATAGAGCATGTCAAAAGAAATCGTCGAAGATAAAATGACACAGTTGACGGAGCTTCTGGGAGACATTGTTGAACGAGGCTGCGCCGATGAGTTGGATTCTGAGCCAACCACTGATTTTGCAAAAGAGTGCTGGGATAGATTCTCAGAGATATACAGTGACCCGGATTTTCGCCACTCCTATTACACCATATCTTCTTGCTTGGAAAAGTACGATCCGGCGCAGCGAGATTCACTTCCGGTATATCTGGACAGAGTGGTTGAAGTTGCGGAGATGCAGGGGGACAGCGCAGAAGTTCGTAGAACTGCAAGATCGGTGAAAAAACTTCTGGATCACATTGAACTTGAATGTCTTCGACTTAACCGAATGTCTCAGGTGAAGCGAGATGCGGATCGAGCTGAAAGCATCCAGATGGAAGCAATCGCGCTGAACAAAGCCACGGAGAAAACCGAAAAGGAATTGGATGCGCGAGTGACTGGATTCCATGAACAGTCAATCACAATTCTGGGAATATTCTCTGCGGTTGTGGTGGGCTTCATGTCTGGCCTTTCGATGTTCACATCTGGATTTGATAAGCTGAATGAGGTTAGTGTCTATATCGTTTCGTTTTACTCGGTGGTGGTAGGAATCATCGTATTCGACATTCTTTTTATGCTAATCTTTTTCATTGCGAAAATATCCGGCCACTCCCTTGCAAGGGATGTTGATGCGAGCAAATGGTGGATCGTGTCAACGTGGCAGAGGTATCCGTACATCTACTGGTTCCACATTTTTGCAATCGCAATTCTGGTGGCGCTGGTGATCCTGCAAAAGACAATGACATAAATTGTTTACAACTGAAAGCCCCCAAATAGCCCCATTGAGCAAAAGATGATACACTATGATACGTTTTTTGTGCTATAATGGGTACAGTGGAATCAAGCGAGAGGCCCCACGGTGGAAGCACCGAGGGGCCTCTCTTATATCAGGTGTGCCGCCGCTGGGCGGTACGAAATATCAATGCTCTGTCGGGTTCGCCCGGCGGGGCATTTTTTGTTGGAGGAAAAACCAGATGGCAAAGCGAAGCGGTGAGCGCGATGCCGCCCGCGCTGAGTATGTTGCCCGAAGGGAACGCGGCGAGGAAGTCAACCTCCGGCAGTTTGCAGAAGAACGCGGGATCAAATACGACACCCTGCGCCGCTGGAAGTCGGCGGACAGGTGGGAGGAGCAGATCACAAAGAAGCGCGGGGCGCAACCGGGAAACAAAAACGCCAAGGGCAACCCCGGCGGTGGTGCCCCGGTGGGAAACTCAAATGCAGAGAAAGAGGGCGCCTACTCCGCGATCTTCTATGAAAACCTTTCTCCGGCGGAAAAGCAGATCGTGGAGAATGCGCCCACGAACAGTACGGCGCTGACTTCCCACGAGATCGGCATTCTGCTTTTGCGGGAAAAGTACATCCTTGACAAGATCAGCGAGTACCGGGCCTTGCCGCCGGACACGATGATTACATTTAGCGTCATGGATATGCGAGTGCCGGGCGGGAACGGCAAGCAGAAACAGGATGGTGGCAAGCAGCAGATCGGAATGTACAATAAGGAAACACCCGATCAGAGAATCACTCAACTGCAAGAGGCGCTGAACAAAATCCATGGTAGAATCCTCACCGCCGCCGCCCAGATGCAGAAGAACGAGATGGACGCCCTACGGTTGGAGCTGGAAAAGCAGCGGCTCGAAATTATGAGGATGAGGGCCACCGGAGAAATTTCGGACGGCAAGGAGGATGATGAGGATGACGCTGTACACGAGTAAAGCCGTGGCAAGCTGGTTCAAAATCACCGAACGCCGTGTGCGGGAGCTGCGGGACGAGGGAGTGCTTACCGAGGTTCGCCCCGGTATCTTTGATGTGCGCACCGTCGTCCGGCAGTACATCGACTATAAGACAGGCGGAAAAGACGATCTCGCAAACTTGGCCGCCGCCCGTGCAGAGCGGGAGAAGACCCGGAATGAGATCGAGCAGATGAAGTTGGATGAAGCCAAAGGAAACCTCCACCGGACGGAGGACATTGAGTGCGGCTTGAAAACCATGGCTGGCAACTTCAAAACCCGGCTGCTGGATATTCCCACCAAGCTGGCAGACACTCTGGCACAGGCAACGACGCCGGAGGAAACATACGATATTCTGAAACGCGCGATAGATGAGGCGCTGGAAGAATTGAGCGGCTACGACGTGGCAATGGCCGAGCTAAAGGATGATGCCGACGATGAGCAGGAAGAATAAGGGCAAGTGCTGGGGCTGCCTTTGGGCGAGCTGGGTAAACGAGAAAACAACCTTTTGCCCATTTGGCCGATGTATCAAGGAGGGCGGTGGGGAGCATGGCGACGATTCAGTTGGAACCGCAAACGGAATCACTGTTTCGGAGAATGCTGGACAGCCTGAAACCGCCGCCGGATTTGACACTCAGCCAGTGGGCGGATAGATATAGGAAGCTGTCGCCGGAAGCGTCGGCGGCACCGGGCCAGTGGCACACGGACAATGCGCCGTATCAGCGCGGCGTGATGGACGCGATCAGTGATCCGCACGTCCGGCAGGTGGTATTCATGGGCTGCGCCCAGACAGGGAAGACCGACGGATTCATTTTGAACCCTATCGGCTACTATATGAAATACCGTCCGGCCCCCATGATGGTGATTCAGCCAACCGTGAACCTTGGAGAATCCTTTTCTAAGGACAGGTTGGCGACGATGATCCGGGACACCCCGGCGCTGCATGGCCTTGTGGACGACAAGAGCAGACGCGGCGGCTGTACCATCATGAAGAAGAATTTTCCCGGCGGCCAGTTGCAAATTGTGGGAGCCAATGCCCCCACTGACCTGCGTGGCCGCCCCATCAAGATTCTGCTGGCCGATGAGGTGGACGCCTACCCGCCCAGCGCGGGCAAAGAGGGCGACCCCTTGAAGCTGGCAGAAAAGAGACAAACGACGTTCTGGGACAGAAAGACCGTGATGACCTCGACGCCGACCAACAAAGCGACAAGCCGCATTCTGGATGAGTACGAGCTATCCACCCAAGAGGAGTGGAACGTACCCTGTCCGAACTGCGGCTTTTTGCAACCGTTCGTCTGGGAGAACGTAGTGTATGACCGGGAGAACTGGCCCGCTGGTGGTGTGCAGTATCGGTGCGTCGAGTGCGGCGCAATAGATAACGAATACCGCTGGAAGCGGAACAGCACGAAAGGCCAGTGGGTAGCGGCCCACCCGGAACGTAAGGTCAGGGGCTTCCACATGAATACCTTCGGCTCCACCCTCTGTGGCTGGCAAGGAATCGTACAGCGATTCATTGAAGCGGATGAGGATGAGAAGCGCGGCGACTACCAGAAGATGAAAGTTTGGGTCAACACCGACTTGGGACTTCCGTGGGAAGAAAAGGGCGAGAGCATGGAATCCAATGCGCTCTTTGCCCGCCGCGAATACTACGAGGCCGAGGTGCCAGATGGCGTAATCTATTTGACGTGCGGAGTGGATACCCAAGATAACCGATTTGAAGCCGAGGTTGTTGGTTGGGGAATCGGAAAAGAATCTTGGGGCATTCGATACCAGAAAATATACGGTGATCTCAAACGTGGACAGGTGTGGGCCGACCTTGACGCTTTCCTTGCGAAGAAGTGGAAGAAGAAGGACGGCACGGAAATGCCCATCTTTGCTACCTGCATAGATAGTCAGGGCCATTTCACCAATGAGGTGCTGCGGTTTTGCAAGGAGCGGGCAGACCGCCGCATTTGGCCCATTAAGGGCCGAGGCGGCGCGGATGTAGACTTTATCCGAAACCCGACGAGAAACAACCGCGTCCGGGCAGATCAATTCGTTCTGGGCGTAGATGCCGGAAAGAATATGGTACTTGACCGATTGCGCATCATCCTGAAAGGGCCGGGATACTGTCATTTCCCAGCGGCGGAGGATGCAGGTTACACCGAAAACTACTTTGCGGGCCTGACCGCAGAACATAAGGTGATCCGATACAAAAACGGACGGCGCGTGGAAGTGTGGGAACTGAAAGACCCGAAGTTCAAGCGAAATGAGCCGTTTGATATTCGCAACTATAACCTTGCCGCCATTGAGATCACAAGACCGCCCGGACTGGAAGTTCCCGGCGAAGAACCCCAGCACCCGCAGCCAGTTCCGCAGCGGGGCAGAAGAAGACTGTCGGGAGGCATTTAACTTATGGCAATTTTTCCGAAAGAGATTGCGCAGCAGCACCTTAATATCTGGCTGAAAGCAGAGATCGCAGTATCGACAGGCCAGAGCTACCAGATCGAGCAGATGACGTTGACCCGCGCCAGCCTGAAACAGATTCGAGAGAACATCCAGTTTTGGGCGAGCAAGGTGGCCGAAGCGGAAGCTGAGGAAAAATCGCGCGGGCGCAACCGCATCTATAACTTTGTGCCGCATGATGTGTGAAAGGGTGAATCGAAATGGCAAATGTGCTTGACAAGGCGATTGCCGCCGTGGCGCCGCGCTATGCAGTGAAGCGGGCAGCGGCCCGGAGCGCCCTCAACATCATCAACAGTGGCTATGGAAACTACGGCGCGAACCACCGCAAGCGCAGTATGCGCGGATGGAATTACTACGGCGGAAGCTCGAAGGAGGACATTGAGGACAACCTTGATACCCTCCGCCAGAGAAGTCGAGACGCCTACATGGGTATCCCGATGGCAACAGGCGCGGTGAAAACCCTGCGCACAAATGTGGTGTGTTCCGGTCTGGTGCCGACGCCGCAGGTGGACGCCGACTTCTTGAAGTTATCGGAGGAACAGGCGGAGAATCTGCAAGCCCAGATCATCCGGGAATTTAACCTGTGGGCGGACAGCCCGATGTGCGATGCCGACCAGACGGATGATTTCTGGAAACTGCAAATGCTGGCTTTCGAGGGGTATTTGATGAATGGTGATTCGTTTGCCATTATGCCGTACTCGAAGCCGAAAAGCTGGCAGCCGTATGGCCTGAAAGTGCGGCTGATCGAAGCTGACCGGGTGTGCAGCCCGAACGGCGACGATGTTTTATTCCCCAGAACGGTGCAGGGCGTGAGTGTTCATCAGATCGTGCAGGGTGTGGAAACGGATGCGAGCGGCGCCGTGGTGGCCTACTGGATTTGCAATAGGCACCCGCTGGCGTCGGACTACAACGCCCCGGCTGAATGGACGCGGGTGGAAGCCTACGGCGCGGCTACCGGGCGGCGAAATGTCCTCCATGTGATGCAGCGTGAACGTGCAGGACAGCGGCGCGGTGTTCCGCTGCTTGCCCCGGTACTTGAATCGCTCAAACAGATCGGGCGGTATACCGAAGCAGAGCTGGACGCTGCAATGATCGCCGCAATGGTTACGGTGATGATCGAGCGGGACAGCCCGACCAGTTCGGCGCCGTTTGCTGAGGAGCCGGACAGGACAAAGAACCCGGACGGCCCGGATGACGATTACGGCATTGCGCTGGCCCCGGCGGCCATCTTTGATCTGCGGGAAGGCGAGAAGGCCCACATGCTCGACCCGAAACACCCGACAACAACGTTCGACGGTTTCGTGGCTGCAATGACAAAGCAGATCGGTGCGGCGCTGGAAATTCCGCCGGAGGTGCTTTACAAGAGCTTTTCTTCTAACTATTCCGCCAGCAGGGGTGCCCTGAATGAATTTTGGAGAACGTGTGGGATGATGAGGGACAGCTTCGCAAGTGACTTCTGCCAGCCCATTTATGAGCAGTGGTTTACGGAAGCTGTTGTTCGTGGAAGAATCGCTGCACCCGGCTTTTTCGATGATCCGGCCATTGCCAAAGCCTACATGAACTGCGTCTGGAATGGCCCGGCGAGGACAAGCCTTGACGCCAAGAAAGAGGTTGAGGCGGCAATCCTGCGTGTGGATAGCGCGTTCTCGACAGCGCAGCAGGAAACGGCCCAGCTCACGGGCGGGGACTACCGGGCCAATGTCCGCCAGCGCAAGAGTGAAAAAAAGAAGCTGATGGAGGTAAATGGCGATGACAAACAGCACGAGTTCCCCGACGACCCAGAAAGAGACCAATAAGTTTTGGGAGTTCCGCAATCAGGCGAACAGCCAGAGTGCGGAGCTTCTTCTTTACGGTGATATTTCGCAGTCGAGTTGGTGGGGCGATGAGGTTACACCGAAGCAGTTTGCGGATGACCTTGCGGGCCTTGGTGATGTGAGCGAGATTACGGTACGGATCAACAGCAGCGGCGGTGATGTTTTTGCCGCTGACGCTATTGGCAACCAGTTGGAACAGCACCCGGCAGCCGTGACGGCGAAAATTGACGGCCTGTGCGCCAGCGCGGCGACCATCGTGGCCTGTCATGCGGACAAGGTGATTGCGGCCAATGATGCCATCTATATGGTGCATCCGGTACGCATGGGAATCTGTGACTACATGGACGCGACGGAGCTGAACAACTGCCTGAAGGCGTTGAACACGATCCGGGAATCTATCGTAGGTCTGTATGCGAAAAAAACTGGCCGCGAAAAGGACGAAGTGGCCCGGTGGATGGACGAAACAAACTGGTGGACAAGCGAACAGGCCAAAGAAAACGGCTTTGTGGATGAGCTGGTGAATGCCGAGGAGAGCGCTGTGGTGGAGAACCGCAGCGGAATGCTGTTTGTCAACGGCATCGGAATGCACCTGCCGTTCGACAAGGCACCCGATTTTGTGAGAAACCGCCTGAAAGCGAAGAATGCTCTGGGCGGTTTTGATAATACGACCCCGGCGGAAAAGCCGGGAACAGACAACCACGAGGAGGCAAATATGGAAATCAAGACCACGGACGCCCTTCATGCGGCATACCCGGAACTGGTGGATCAGATCGTCAAAGAGGCCACCGAGGCCGAGCGCACCCGCATTAAGGAGATCGAGGACATGGCTTTGCCCGGTAGTGATGAGATCACCAACGAAGCGAAGTTCACCAAGCCTATGACGGCCAGCGCATACGCTGTTGCTGTCATGAAGCACACCAAGGCACAGGGCGGCAAGTACATGGAGCAGATGGAACAGGACGCAAAGGATAGTGGCGCGAACGATGTGACCTCTGCACCCCCTGCTGACACTAAGCCGAAGGACAAGGCAAATAACGGCATCATTGATGCAATCCACCGCGTGAACGGCGTGAAGTAAGGAGGACAAGGCTATGAGTATGGATCTGAAAAAGCAGACGTTCAGCACTGAGCCGAAGTACTTCATTGCAGGTACTCGGATCGGCATTACCTCTGCAACCAAGGAGGCCGCCGCAGACATTGAGGCTCACGCGCCCGTCCTGCTGGCAGACGGTAAGATTTCGCCCATCGCAAAGGTGGACGGCAGCCATGCGCTGTCGTTGACTGGTCTGTATGGCATCGCGGCAGACGGCGCGGCGAGCGGCGAGGAAGCCGTGATTTTCCTGACTGGCGAGTTCTTTGGCGATGCGCTGGTGCTGCCGGAGGGCGTGAAGGTTGCTGACGTTGAAGTTCCTCTGCGGAACATCGGCGTCTTTCTGAAATAAGGAGGGCCAAGAATATGGCGAATGAAATCAATCTGTATGAGCCTCGGACGTTGGCTGAGGTGGTGCGCACCACTCCCCCGGTGCATACCTTTTTCCTTGATAAGTACTTCACCCATATCAAGACGTTCTCGACCAAGCGTGTCGATCTGGACATTGTGAAGGGTGATCGCCGCATGGCACCGTTCGGGCATCCTCTGGTTGGTGGCAAGGTTATGCGGAATGCGGGCTATGCCACTGAGAGCTACGCGCCCCCGCTCGTCAACCCGCTGGATGTGACGACTGCCGAAGATGCACTGGAACGTCTGCCGGGTGAGGATATTTACTCCGGCAAGACCCCGGAGGAGCGGGCAGCACAGCAGCTTATTGAGGAATACAAGAAGCTGAACGATGCAGCGACCCGGCGCGAGGAGTGGATGGCTGTTCAGGCCATCATGGAGGGCCAGATTCACGTTATCGGTGAGGGCGTGAATGAGGTAATCGAGTTCGGCTTCACCAACAAGGTGAAGCTGGACACCGCGAAGCAGTGGGGCAAATCCGGCGCAACGCCGCTGGACAATCTGGGCGACTGGGTTGACATGGTTCTCGTGAACGGCTTTGCGAATGTGGATCATGCCATTATGGGCAAGGTGGCACTGCGCAAGTTCCTGAACGACGAAGGCGTCCAGAAGCTGCTCGACAACCGCCGCATTGAGATGGGCCTTATCCACCCGAAGGACTTGGACGGCGGCGTGAAGTACATCGGCCACCTGAATGACCCCGATCTGGATATTTACACCTACAATGGCGTGTATCTGGACGACTGGACGAACCCGCTGGCCCCGGAAACCAAGCCGCTGATCGACGACAACAAGATCGCCCTCATGCCTTCCAACCCGGACTTCATGAGAGCGTATGCCCGCTGCTCCTACATCGACGATGTTACCAAGCGCACCGTTACTGCACAGACGGAGCGGTTGCTGCGCACCTATGTGAAGCATGGCCCGGATCGCAAGATTCTGGAGTTGCAGACCCGCCCGCTGACCATCCCCGACAAGGTGGATTCTTGGCTCGTTGCTGAGGTCTGCTGATATGCCGTTTGACGTGGATCAGAACTACGGCGACCTGCCCGAAGAAGAAATGCCGCTGACGTTCAAGGACTGCGTGGCGCGAGATATTGAGATGGTCTTTTTCAATCTGGATGAGTTCGCAGAAATGCGAAACATTGATGGTAAAGACCGGATGTGCATTATCCAGCATCCCGGCGTCGCGGAACGCGCAGCGCATTGGGAGGGAGGCGCAAGGCAATCTTTCGATGAGGGAATGTATAAGGCGGATTTGCTTTTGTACATCAAGAAAGAAGACTATGGGCCGATGCCAAAGGCAGATAAGCGGCTGGTGATGGACGGCAACAAAGATTATAAGATCAAAAGCTGTTCTCTGAAAGCCGGGGTCTACCGTATGGAGCTTGTGAGGGTAAGATAATGGAAAACTTCAAAACGTCGTATGATGCCGGCAACATGACGGTATCTGTGAACAGTGAAGAAGTGTCCCGCGCCCTTGGAACCCTGAGCGACAAAATGCCAGCGACACTCAAAGTGGCGATAAACCGCACCGCAAGAGAGGGGCGGAAGCTCCTGCTTGATGAGGTGGAGAAACGCTACGATCTGAATGAAGCCGGGCGGCGCATGATAAAAGACCTGCGCCAGCGGCAGCGGGCCACCAATCGGAGGCTGGCGGCAACACTCGGAATCACCAAAAATGATCCGGGTGCATTCCGGGCAGATTTGGGCTATTTCAAAACAAACCCGCGTACCCCCTTCATGGGGCCGAACGTCCGAAATGCGCCGCCCCACTTTCAGGCGCGCGTCCTGAAAGATAGTTCGATGCAAAACCTGACAGGAACCAGCGAAAAGAGTAAAGGCTTTTTGGTGCAGTTTAAGTCGGGACATGTGGGAATGGTTCAACGGCAGTTGGGCGTTCCAGCGGCAAAGGACTATACCGAAAGCGGGAAGAAACGCTGGAAGCCTAATGAAAAACTCGTAACAATGAGCAGCCCATCGGCTTCCGCGATGCACCGGACGGTGTGGGAGATGCAGGAAGCGACGGTGGAAGACATGCTGAGGCGGAACACTGAAATCCGCATCCAGCAGGTGATCGCCAACGCTAAGAGAAAGGGGCTGATCTGACATGCCGGGAGTAGCCGGATATACCAGCGAGATGTGCCAACAGGCTATGGTTGAGGAAATGGAGGCTCTGTTCAAGGGCAGAACATTTTCCGGTCAGCAGGGCATGAAGCCCCTGAAAATCTACAAACAGTTCATTCCGATCCAGACGGATGACGACGACAACATTGACACAAATGAATCGCCGTATCCGTGCCTGATCGTGAAAGAAACGAGCGGGACGATCAAAAAGCTAACCGCAAAAACACAGCAGGTCTTGATTCAACTGATCTTCTGCGCATACGACCAAAACGTTGACCGCCAAGGATATGTTGACGCCGTGAACATCAAGGAAGCAATTATCCAGCATTCCTATGCGGCGAAGATGCTGAACCCGAATAAAACCATTCAGGTCACGCTTCGTGCAGCATTGCAGAGCGAAAACAAGGATGGCGGATACACCTACACTGGTATGCGGATCGTTCTGGGCGGCAAGCCGAAAGAGCTTGATCCCGGCACGGTGAAGCGGGCCAGCACGATGGACAGCACTACTACGCTGGAAGTGACCCGCTATCTGATCGAGATTGACGGCGTGACTGTCGTTGATATTGACAAGTTCGCTGGCCGCTACTATGTGGATGAGGAAGACCAGCGCGAAGTCATTAACGCGCTGATCTAAAGAAAACGGCAGAATGTCAGCCGCTCCGAGGTGGGGCGGCTGATTCTTTTTAGAGAAAGGAAACCGCAATGGCAAACAACACTGTGAAGTTTACGAAGCCCTATACCTTTGAGAGTAAGGAGTATAAGGAACTGGAACTGCCCGGCCTGAACACCATGACCGTCGCTGATCTGATCGAGGTTCAGAAGACCCTGAATAATCGCGGCGAACGTGCGGCGGCAACAATCATGGAAACATCCACTGCCTTTGTGATCGAGATGGGCGTGAAGGCAAGTGGGAAGCCGATCGAGTTCTTCAAGCTGATGCCCCGCGCCCGGATCAAAGAAGTTCAGGCCGAGATCATCAAGAGCCTGAACTCGAACTACAAGGAGGAAGATATGAAAGCTCACGTTCTGCGCTTTGCTTCTCCCTACACCTACGAGGGCCAGACCAAGGCGGAGATCGCGGGACAGACCTTTGAGTCCATCGACCTGTCTGGCGTCGGCGAGCTGAACGCGATGAGCGAATCTACCGCCGAGAACCGCATGACGACGGCGGGCTTCGCTGCGATGAACACTGGCCGCAATTATCTGTACGCCGTGATTATCGCCAGCATGGGCAGCGGCTACCCGGAGGATTTCTTTACCGGGCTGCCGCTGTGCGAGGCCGTGAAGCTGCGCGATGTGGTGGATGCTGATTTTTTCGCATAAAGGGTGGGGCAAAAGCACTGCGAAAGGCTGCAATACAGCTTTCCACAGTGACCCATTCCAGCCTGAGCGACTACCTGCATCTGCCGAGGAGAGAGCTGGTTGAGCTATGTAACGAGGTGGCGGAAGTATGGCAGGAAATGGCGCGTTAGACCTGAGTATTCGCATTGTCGGCAAGGTTGATCCTTCGCTGAGCAAGGCGATAAAACAGGCACAGGGTCTCACAGGCTCGTTGACAAAGGCAATCGGCGGCACTCAGTCTCTCGGTAGCGCAATGGCAGAAACCATGGGCGTTATCGGTAAGACTGGGCTTGGTGTCATGACGGCCCTGACGACTGCGGCAGGGCTGATGATTAAGGAAACCACTGCGCTGGCGGAGGAACATGAAGCCAATATTGCTGCCCCGACAAAGTACATCCAAGGCGTATTGAATGAGGATGGAAGCATCAACAAGGAAAAACAGTCGGAAATGTCCGACCAAATCTTGAAGATGAGTACACAAATCCCCATCAAGCCAGCCGAAATGTCAGAGATCGCGGCGGCTCTGGGCCAGTCTGGCAAAACCTATGAGCAGATTTTTTTCGATAAAACGGAAAAGGATGCAACTACTGGCGAGAACGTAACGACAAAAAGCTATTTGTACGATACGGCCAGACTGTCCGCAGCATGGGATATTGATGCGAAGTCTGCCGCCGATTACATGGCAAAGTGGGAAACGGCCTTCGGAAAAACCCACAAGGAAATTATTGGCGTAGCAGATACCATAAACTATTTGGGGGCCAATATGGCAACCACAGCGGCGGAAATTGCGAGCGTTGTGAATGTGTCCGGCGGCGTCGGCCAGACGGCGGGCGTTGATCTGAACACGACTTCGGCGCTGGCATCGACGCTGCTGGCAATGGGCGTGACCGACAGTAAGGCGGGAACCACCCTGAACAGAGTTTACACCAATGTCAGCTTGGGCAGCGGCGCAACAAAGGCGCAGACGGCGGTGTGGAAGCAGTTGGGCTTTACGCCGGAGGGCGTAGCTAAGTCGATGCAGACCACAGGGCCGAACGGCGAGGATGGCGCGGCAAGCACTCTCTATTCCGTCTTTGAAGCAATCTCCAAACAGGACAAGGATCAGCAGACCTACATGATTAAAACCCTGTTTGGACAGTGGGCCATTGAAGGCGTGTCGAAAATTGTGGGCAACCTGCCCGCATTTCATGATGCGCTGATTATGGCAAACGACACGGAAAACTCCACCGGAAGCATGGAAAAAGAGCTGCTGGTGAAGCTATCCACTGGTGAAGCCGTAGATCAGATGGCAAGCAACGCAACGGATCGCTTGCTCATCAGTATCGGCAATGCTTTCCTCCCGGCGAAGAAAGAGCTGGCCGGAATGTGGATTGACATAGCAAATGGGATCACAGACAATCTGCCCGATCTCACGAACCTTGTAAATTCTATTCTGCCACTTTTGAAGATTGGGATTCAGGGAATCGGAACGGCAGCACAGGCCGCGCTTCCGTGGATTCAAAAGGGGATAGACTTCACAACGGAAAACGGCCCTATGGTGGCGAAAACCATTGGCGGGCTGGCGGCGACATTTGCGGCCATGAGCGTGGCACCGTCGGTGTACAACGTCGGGGCTTCTGTTGTGCGCTCTGTTGGAAATTTTGCCATTGGCGGAAAACCGAGCGGCGCCCCCGGCGGAACACTGGGCGGCATTACCGTGAAAAACCTTCTGGGCCTGTTTAGCCCGACAAGCCTTGTACAAAGAACTGTTTCAGGAATCGCGTCGGGCGTTCCGAAAGCGAAACTGCTTGCTCAGGGTGCTAGTTATGGTGCGGCCATGACAGAGCTGGGAGCGCAGCAGCCGACAACAACCCTTGGAAAAATAGGACAGAAGTTGGACGGTGCGGGCGTTGGTATCTGGGCAACCCTGAAAAATTTTAAGGGGTTGCAGAGCGGGACGAAAAAAGGAAACATCAGCTTTGTAAGCGACGTGCTGACGGCAACGACAGAAGGCGGCGGCCTGAAAGGAATCCTGAAAAATTCCGCTGCCGGAAAGTATGTAACAAATGCGGCTCAGTCAATCGCTGGCTTCAAAGGTTCCATTATGAATATGGGAAACAAAATGGGAAGCGGCGATCTGCTTGGAACGGCAAAGGGCACCCTCGGCGTCGGAAAGGCTGGGCTTGGTGTGCTGAGCAGTACGATTGGCCCGGTGGCCGGAAAACTCGGCTCTGGGTTTATGGCACTCCTTGGCACCTTTGGCCCCATCATCACAGGGCTGGGAACCATCGTAGCGGTGGTGAGCCTTCTCGGCGACCATTTCACCGATATTCAGCAAGTGGTGTTGACGGTGTTTGGCCCGGACGGCCTGACGATCTTTAACACATTCGCAGGGAAAATCCTCAGCATCGGCAGCCTTGTAAAAGATACCCTGCAAAACACGTTCTCGACGGAGGGTTTGCAGGGAATTCAAGAAAAGCTGTCCGGCGTGAACATCTTCGGCATCAACCTCGGCGAAGCCTTTGGCGTGGCAATTCCTGTGATTCAGTCTGTTGTTGGTATGATTCAGCAGATTGTAGACCTCGGCGTGAACCACATTAAGCCTGTGATCTCTGAAATCATAGGCTTTGTGGTGAACGAAGGGCTGCCCGCGATTATGCCGCTGCTGTCTGTGATTATCAGCTTGGTGGGCACTACGCTGGTAAACGCAATCAAGGTTGTGGTGGATGTGGTAGGAAAAATCTTACCCATCGTGGAACCTGCGGTTCTCGGTATCATCGGGCTGGTGAAAAGCATTGCGACCATCGGCGTGAAGGTAGTGAACTTCATTATCCGGGCGCTGAATAAATTCCAGATTACGGTGCCGGACTGGGTGCCGGAAATAGGCGGAAAGCAGTTTGGCTTTAACCTGAAAGAAGTTGCTCTGCCGCAGTTCGCCAACGGCGGCATGACGCATGGCCCCTCCATTGCTGGCGAGGCTGGGCCGGAAGCGGTCATTTCGTTCAAGCGGAATGTCCGGGAGCAGAACATCGAAACGTGGGTCAAGGCTGGTAAGCTGCTGGGTGTGGATTTCTCCGACCTGCTGGGAGCTGCGGGTGAGAAGCCGCGACTGTTTGCCAACGGCGGATTTACCGACAATCCGGGCCACAATGCGGAGCTGATCGACTTTGCGAAAGCCCAGCGCCAGAACAGAATCGACCAGATAAAGCAAAATGTTGCTGTAATGGGTGAGCCTGTGGCGGCGGCCATGCTGCTGGGTTCCGATATGGGCGTGGCATTCAGCCGGACGACGGACATTGCAAATTACGCGGTGGACGCACTGGAAAAGGTGGCTTCGATGGAGGCCCCGGCGGTTACGGAAAATCAATCCAAGCTGACGCAGACTATCTACGGCGGAATTGGAAAGGCCATCAACGGCGCACAAACCATCATCGGAAACGAAAAGGCACAGCAGGTGATCGGCACCATCCGGGATATGGATGCAGTGAAGGCGGAGCTGGAATATACCGCAAATACGGACAGGCTCGATCTGAGCAATGTGAGCTTCTTCCCGACGGCGGGCGATCCCGAACTGAGCTGGCAGAATCTTCAAACTCTGCAAGCAGCATCGCAGGAAGTGGAGCTGCCGGATATTGGAAAGTCCGCATCCGATTCCGAAGGATCGACCACAAAGCCGGGCAGCGCTTCTGGCCGCCTGAGCTACCAGCGTACCTACACGAGTACAAGCGGAAATGCCTATGTTTATTCCCCGAACATCACGGTGTACGGCGGCATGACCGCTGATGAGCTGCGGACTGTTTTGGAGGAGGACTACGAGCGTTTCTGCGAGAACACTGAGCGGTACGAAAGAGAACGGAGGCAGAAAGACTATGCCTGAGTACACGACAAAATCCGGTGACACATGGGACTGGATCGCGCTGAAAATGTATGGCAGTGAGTTGAAGGCCGACTGGTTGATGCAGAACAACCCGGAGCAGATCAGAGTGACACGGTTTGACTCCGGGGTGGTGTTGTCCACCCCGGTGCTTCCCGCTGAAAAACGCGATGACCTGCCCCCATGGAAAGCAGGTGGAGCATGATTTCGCTTGTGGAAAGGCCCAAGGGACGCAGGGCTGCCATCGGAATGATGTATGAAAAAACAGATATTTCGGAGCAAATCAGCCGGGATATTGAAAGTTTCAGCTATTCAGATGTCGCGGCCTCCAAGAGCGACAGCGTGAGCATTACGATCCGGGCCAGCGAAGACAAATGGAAGGGTGAGTGGATGCCCGACAAGGGCGCGAAACTGTATCCTTCCATCATTGTCTATGACTGGAATATCGGCGGAGTGGTGAACGGTGTCCGTCCTTACAGCGCGGAGTGCGGGGCATTCATGGTGGAAGAAACGAGCTTTTCTGCTTCCCCGGACAAGCTGAGCATCAGCGGCGTGGCAAAGCCGAATGATACCAGCTTTAGTGCCCGGCGCAGGACTTTCACATGGAAAGAAACCAGTATCAAGAACATCGCAAAGAAAATCGGAGAACGGTATGGACTGCAAGTGAAATTCGATGCCGAGGATCAGCAAGTCGATGCCAAAGAGCAGGACGCCACCGACAGCGCTTTCCTCCAAGACCTTTGCGAAACCTACGCACTGGTTATCAAGGTCTACGCACAGCAGCTCTGGATTTATGACCGGGAAAAGTACAAGCAGAAAAGTGCGGTGTGGACGGCTTACAAGGAAATGCCCAAGAACAACAGAACGGCAATCTGTGTGGAATCGGGGAGTTTCAGTTGGAGTACATCAACCACAGGTACTTATACTGGCGGAATCTATACCTATACCAATAAAAAAAGGGGTATCAACATCTCCGTCACGGTTGGTACAGAGGAACGGCAACTGAAACTCACAGGAAAAGTGAGCAGCGAAGCCGACGCAAAGGCCAGACTAAAAGCGGCGATACGGAATGCGAACCACGGTTCTACGTCGTGCAGCTTTACGATCATAGGCTACCCGGTGGCAGCGTCGGCCCAGTGCATCAACATTTCCGGTTTTGGCTCGAAGATCGACGGAAAATATTTTGTCGATGAACTGAACCATACCTATTCCGTGGGCAGTGGCTACAAAACAAAGGTCAAGGCCAGCAAAGTGGAGGATATAAGGTTGTGAGCTGTGAAGCAAGAGTTGGATATGTTAGCTCTATCGACTATGAAAATGGGACGTGTGAGGTGAATTATCCTGACCGTGACGATACCGTTACTGCCGCCGCTGCGTTCCTTGCAAACGGTGAGTACAACATGCCGGAAGTCGATGACATGGTGCTGGTGCTCCACCTTGGGGATAGCCCGGAGGATGCTGTCATTCTCGGTAGGTACTGGAATGATAAGAAGCCCCCGGCGGGCGGCAAGAAAGGCGTGTTCCGCAAAGACTATGCCAACGAGCAGGGAAAGGCATACGAGGTGTACGATGTCGAGAAAGGCACCTACACCCAGTATACCGACAAGCAGACAGGGCGCCAGACGAAAGGCAAGCTCGTGGACAAGGCCGAGGACGCCGCAAGCCTTGAAGCGAAAAGCTACAAAATTTCGGTGGGCGGGACGACGGTGACGATCTCCCAGAGCGGAGAGGTAACGATCAGCGGGGCAACGAGCATCACGGTGAGCGCATCGACTAACCTTGATTTGAAGGCCGGGGCAACACTGAGCATGAATGCGCCGACAATCAAGGCGTCCGGCGCAACCGTGAATATTTCGGGTGCGGCGGGCGATGTGACGGTGATGGGAAAATCGCTGGTGAAGCACACTCACACAGGAAACCTTGGCAACCCGACGACCCCGCCGCTATAAGGAGGTGCCAGAGTGTACATTGGAACATTTGGCGATGTGATCTTCACCGTTGGGCACCTGAAGGTGTTGACCCCGGTGAACTTCGCCGGAAGCACAGGTGCAAACTGGGCAAAGCATGACGTAACAAGCGGAAAAGCTCGAAGCGAGTACATCAGCCCGAAACTGAAACAGTATACCTTTGAACTGCTGCTTAGTTCGGCCTATGGTGTGAATCCCAAGAAAATGCTCAACCGTTTCGTGGAAATGGCGGAAACAGGAGAGGTGCATTACCTCATCATCGGCTTCTCGCCTGTCGCCCAGAACCGTTTCAAGATCGTGGATATAAGCGACGAGTGGGACGTGGTGATGCAGCTCGGTATCCTGACACAATGCAGATTGAAACTGACATTGGAGGAATACACATGATCGACATTGGAAGCACTGTGTTGGAGGTGTCGAGGGACAGCGAAACACAGAAAGAAATTGAAGACGTGGCGCGGTGCCTCCATGTTCTCTACACAACGCCGATGGGCAGCCAAGAGGGAAATCGGCTTCTGGGAATTGACCGGAGCGTGTGCCTTGATAAACCCATGGAGATCGCAAAGAGCCTTTTGACAGCGGAGATCGTCGAGAAGACGGCAGAGTTTGAACCGAGGGCACAGGTACTTCGGGTTGACTGGCTCGAAAGCGACGCGGTGCATGGCGAAGTAATACCAAAGGTGGTGCGGCAGCTTGTCGAGAATTAAAGAATTTGAGAACATCCCAGATATTTCCATCGAGAACGGTGAAACACTGGAAGAAGCCGTGGCAGACTGCAAGGCCCTTTTCGAGAAGTACAACAAGGAACTGTACGGCGGAACAGTATCGCTGTCTAAGTGTTCGGAAGCAAACCTTGTTTTGCTGGCGCTGGCACATCGTTCTCATCACACGATGGAGTACAGCAACGCTTGTCTGAGGGCGGAGCTGCTGGTGACAAGCACAGGATCGAACCTTGATAATCTGGCGCCGATTGTGGGCGTGGAACGCATGGAGGCCGGAAAGGCAACAGCCGTTGTACGATTCACTCTTTCAGCGGCCCGGCAGAGCGCAACGAGCATCCCGGAGGGAACGCAGGTGCGCACTGGGGACAAGAGATATTTCCAAACCGTGAAGTATGCTGAAATCCCGGCGGGACAGCTAACGGTGGACGTTGAGGCTGTGGCGGACGAAGCGGGAAGCGAAAGTGATGGAATTTTTGCAGGGGAAATCAATGTTCTGGTTGATCCGATTCCTTATGTGCAGTCGGTAAGCAACACATCGGCCAGCAGCGGAGGAACCGACACAGAGGATGACGATTCATTTACTCGGAGAATCAATCTGGCACCTTCGATATTCTCTCACGCAGGGCCGAAGGATGCCTATGAGTACTTCGCAAAGAGCTGGCGCACCGATGTTGAAGACACTGACATGGAATGCGTGGAGGGTTATACCATTTACATTCGATTCCTCATGGAAGGCGGAAGGCTGCCGACGGATGAGGAATGTCGGGGAATGGAGGAGTACTTCGAGGATGTGAAAAAGCCGATGGGGGACTTAGTTATATGCTGTGCCCCGGAGGAGGTGCCATACGACATTGATTTGACGTATTGGATCGCATCGAGCAATACAAAATCCGCGACGACCATTCAGGAAAATGTAGAAAAAGCTGTGCAGGAATACCAGAACTGGCAGCGGAAAATAGGACGTGACATTGATTCCTCGGAACTCATCAAGCTGGTGCGAGAGGCAGGGGCGAAACGCCCGCGCCTGACAGCGCCGAAAGATGTGTCAATCTCCAAGACGCAGGTGGCGAAACTGAATGGCTGCAAGATCGTATACGGAGGTATCGAAGATGACTGATCTGTGGGAAACCGGGCTGATCGAGGGTTTGCCCCCGGCGGTTGCGAGTGAACCGTGGGTCAGGATCATTGACATGGTGTATCGTGCCCGACAGGAAAAAGAGCGCAGGGAAGCGGAACGAATTGCGGTGTATACCCAGATTGATTCGCAGCCGGAAGAAATTCTGGATGTTCTTGCGGTACAGTTCAAAGTTGACTGGTACGATGCAGCCTACCCGCTGGAAGCCAAACGCCGGATCATCAAGACGGCGCTGGAAGTGCGCCGATACTACGGAACGGACTGGGCAACCTTGCGGGCCATTTCCGCAATCTATCCCCGGTCAGAGATTGAACAGTGGTACGACTACGAGGGAACACCGGGACACTTCCGGGTAATCTGCTCTGTGGACGGAGCGCTGATCCCGGTGCGCCGCAAAGAAATCCACCGGAGCGTGTCAATCTACAAACGGATGACTGCCCATCTCGATAGTCTGTATTTGCAGGTGCAGAGCGGGGTAGAAATTGAGTGCGGATTGGATGCACTGATTTACCGGGTGCCTTATGCAAGCGAAACGATGTTTGCGGGTACATGGCCCCGGACGGCTACCCATGGCGGCATAGCAAATGCGGAAATGCAGGTGGACAGCACTGGGACGGCCAGCGCATTCCGGGTGGAAACGGCGGGCACAATCCCTTACCGTACAACTCACGCGGGCATTGCTGGGGCTGAGATCGCCGTGGGCACCGAGAACACAGCAGACAAGCTCAGAACGCCGTACACGAGCAAAGACCAAATCGCTGGCACATGGCCGAAGGTGACAACAAAAGCCGCGCTGGCCGCTGGCGAGATGGCTGTGGAGGCTGGGCAGGAAGCAACCCGGTACAAAGTTGAAACCGCTGGCACTGTCCCATACCGGACAACGACGGCTGGAATCTATGATACTGACCTTTCGATGGAAGGAGAAACGGAGGAGTATAGCATGAAAGCTACAATGACCGGAACGGAAACCTGCGCAAGTGACATTCCTGCGACGCTGGACGAAGTGCCGCTGGCAGTGGACGTGGAGGTTTCGGCAACCAAGTTCAAGGGAAAGAGGAGCGGCGAGGAGCCGTTTGTTCAATGAAAGGGGGTGAAAGATTATGGCAATGACGAGTTATGCACTGGGGCTGTACAAGGATTTTACCAAGCTTCGCGTCGCATCGGCCCGGTATAAGGTGGGCAGCACCTATAAGGCTGTGCCCATCGACAGCGTGGAAACCCTGAAAGATGGGCGGCTTGCGTTCTTCATGACGATCCCGCCCGGTGAGGCAGCCGGGGGCACCGTCACAGAGATCGCGCTTCTGGATACCAGTAAGCAGGTGATGTACACCAAGACGCTGATCGGAAATGAACAGATTGAATTCGAGGAGGCCGACGAGGGCGCATTACTGCGCGTCGCGTTGAACTTCAAGAGCGCCGACGTATAAGGAGGGTATCTATGTATTCGGTAAGAAAATGGGTTGACAGGGTAACGCAGTTTGTCAACCGCTTCAAAGAGACGAACAACTCTGACGGCTCCGTTACCCATGAGCGAGTAGATGGCGAGGTGCTGACCGTTGGTACTGCCCAGAGCGCAGAAAACTTCAACCACATGGAAGAAGGCATTTTGGAGGGCAGCTTGCTACTGGCGGAGCATACTCGTGTGATGAATGAGCATTGCCGCGATATTGAGGCAATGACCGGAGAAATGCACCTCATCTACCTGTACAACTCGGCAAAGTATCCGGCCAACAACTCCAAGAAGACCATCGCACTGAAACAGCAGCGCAACAACACCGACTACACCGTGAATGTCCGCGTTGTTTCTGCGGTGATGCCGAACGGCGTGGCGCTTGACGGCGACCCGGCGGGCACTGCTGGCAATATCATTGTCACAGACAAGCTGCTCAACGGCTTCAAGATTGCGTATACCGGAAACGCAAAGGAAGTGACCCTAGAAGTGGAGGTGCAGGGTGGCATGATCCCGGTCCCGGAGTATGAAGACGGTGTGGCCCCGACTGGGGAGGAAGGAGTGTAACCACATGGCAAATGTGATTATCAAGAGTGACGAGCGCAGAGCTTACGAGGCTCAGGTGGCCGAAAGTTTTGGCTGCCGGGGTACGATCAGCGCAGAGCAGCGGGAACAGGCGGAGATGATCGCCGCGACGACCCGCGAAATCTGCCGCGAGAACAACATGAATGGAGGGTACTGAGTTATGATTCAGGTGATCGAAAAAAATGAGGGCACCAAGCTGGCCTACGAACTGGTGGGTTCCAAGCTCTTTTTCGGCGATGATGAGATCATGGTGAACCTTGCCAAGTATGAGCAGGATTTTCCGGTGCATATCGACGTGGTGCGTAATTGGAGCGGCGCACTGGCTACGGTTATCGGCGGCGGTGATGATCTGTCCTATGCCGCACAGATCGACATTCCCGCCCGCGCTTATACCGAGACTGTTGAGAAGGTGCCCGCGCTGGACGGAGAAGGCGAGATGGAGCAGACCGTCAAGGAGCCTGTGCCGTTCGATGCGAGCCGCTGCATTCTGACCCTGTGGGCCATTGGCTGAGTGAAAGGAGCAATAAGCTATGACGAATTACGCTGATTTCAAGGCCGCTGTTGAGGGCATCAGCGGCGGCAAAAACACTGTGCTGCTGGACAAGTTTGGAAATCCGTCCGTTGTGGTGCCCATTGCAAAGATGACCTACAAGGACGTTGGCGCTGGCGATGATACGGTGCTTCCTGCGTTCAAGATCGACGGCGTGGAGAAGCCCTATTTCTGTCTCGGTAAATATCATGATACCCTCGTCAATGGTGTGCCTTGCAGTCTGCCCATGCAGACCCCGGCAGTCAACGTCAGCTTCGATGAGGCGGTGAGCCAGAGCCGCAGCAAGGGCGAGGGCTGGACGCTGGCGACCAACGCGATGTACGCTGCAATCCAGCTCTGGTGCCTTGCTAACGACTTCCAGCCGCGCGGTAACAACAACTATGGCTGCGACCATGCACACGCATGGGAAAAGGGCATCCCGGCCACCTATGGCAGTGACGGCAAAGTAAACCTGACCCTGACCGGAAGCGGCCCGGTGAGCTGGTGCCACAACAATGATCTGTCCGGTATTTGTGATTTGAATGGCAATGCGTGGGAGTGGGCCGCTGGTCTGCGCATTGTTGACGGTGAAATCCAGATCATTCAGCACAACGACGCCGCACTGGCAACGGCAGACCTGTCCGCATCGAGTACGCTGTGGAAGGCCATCACCGCAGACGGCAGCCTTGTGGCGCCCGGTACGTCGGGCACCATCAAGCTCGACTGGCGCAACAGCAAGATTACCCTCGTTACCGACGCCCTGACCGGAAAGAGCGACACTGGCCGTGGCACTGGCTTCACCTCTCTGGCAACCACGCTGTCTACTGTGCCGCAGATTCTCTATGGCATTGGCATGTACCCGAAGAACCCCGGCGGCGACTACGGCGGCGATGACATGTACATGATTAACAGCGGTGAACGCATCCCGATCCGGGGCGGCGGCTGGAACAGCGCTTCCAGCGCGGGCGTTTCCGAAGCGCACCTCGGCAATGTGCGCGGCAACCGCAACGGCGGCGTTGGGCGGCGCTCGGCTTTTGTGGGTTCCCTCGAAGAGGGGTAAACCGTGAACCGATGGGGCGGCGGTAGCCGCCCCAATATTTTGTAGGGCCTTGGGACTTGATATGAATAGCATTGAAAATGAAAAATTGCAGCAGATGAACACATCGAATGGCGGATACCGTCTGAAAGAAGCGGTAAAGGCGATGATTAAATACGCAAAGCCAATCCTGCGGGAATTTCCGAGAGAGGAAAAGTACGGCCTTGCCAAAAGAATCAAAGATACCATGTACGACATGCAGCACCTCTGCAATGAGATTCAGACAAAGTATTACAAGAAAGATACCTTGCGGGAACTCGATACCCTGCTGCTGGATTTGAGGGACTATCTGGATGAGGCGGCAACCCCGATACCGCGCAAGCAGGGGAGCAAGAAGAAGCACAAGCAGCAGGGCGACGGCCAAACGCCAGAGCTTCCGCCGCAACCGCTGGTGTGCATCTCGATGCACCAATACGAAACATGGAGCAAACACACCAAGGCAATCGGCGGAATGATCGGTAACTACAAGAAATATGTGGAAGGCAAGCAGACGAAATAGGCTGCTTGCCTTTTTACATATAGCGGTACATTTTGTACGGCGCCGGGGTCTGACCGTCAATTACGCATCCCGATCCGGGGCGGCAGCTGGAACAACACTTCCAACGCGGGCGTTTCCAAAGTGAACCTCAACAATGTGCGCGGCAACCGCAACGGCAACATTGGGCGGCGCTCGGCTTTTCCCCACAAGAGAATGTCAGCTTATGAACAAAAGGTCTGGGCTGCATTACATGGGTAAAAGGGGTCAGAATCCGTCGTGTGGCGCCGGGGAGAATGGCCGGAGTATCTTCACCGCCCGGCAATCTGGTGGAGAGTGGCCGAATATGTCACGGACGCAGAAAGGCAAAAATGAAAACCTACAATAATATCTTCGTCCAAGTGGCGGACTTTGAAAATCTGATGCTGGCGCACAAACATGCTTGCAAGGGTAAACGAACCCGCGATGAGGTGCTGGTGTTTGAGCAGAAGAAAGCGGAGTACTGCATCATATTAAAGAATCGCTTGGAGAAGCAGACCTATAAGGTAGGGGCGTACCGAATCTTCTGGATCAGGCGCCCGGTGCTGCGCATGGCGATGGCGCTACACTACCCTGACCGCGTTGTGCAGTGGGGGATTTACCAGATCGTTTTCCCTATTTTTGACAAAGGCTTTATACCGGACAGCTATGCTTGCCGCAAAGGCAAGGGCGCACATGCGGCGCTGGATCATCTGCAATATTGGATGAGACAGGCGGACAGGGGCGGCCCAGCCTACACTCTGAAACTGGATGTTTCAAAGTATTTTTATCGCATCGACCACGAGATTCTTTTGAGGATCATCGGGAAGAAAATTACAGACCCGCGCATGATGTGGCTTTTCCGCGTGATCCTGCATAGCGACCAAACCAAATTTGGCTTGCCGGAGGGGATGAGCGCAGATGAGGTGCCGCCGGAGTGCCGATTGGAGGACGTGGGCGTCCCCATTGGCAACCTGACCTCACAGATGTTCGCCAATATATACCTTGATACCTTGGATCAGTTTGTGAAACACACGCTGCACATCCACTGGTATATCCGGTACATGGACGACATTATTATCGTCGGGCACGACAAGCAGGAGCTTGCCAGAATCCGGGATGAGATCGGAGCGTTCCTGCGCCGGGAGCTAAATTTGGCCTTGAACAGAAAAACCAGCATCCAGCCATTGAAGCAGGGCGTGGAGTTTGTAGGAATGAAGGTGTGGCCGACACACCGCCGCCTACGACACGCCACAATCCGAGGCATTAAGCTGCGGCTGTCGCAAGTGCTGGCGGAATATGAGGAAGGAAAGATCACGGAAGAATCCGTTGAAAGAACCATCGGGAGCTATCGCGGTGTTCTGAGCCATTGCGAGTGCATGAGCTTGCGGCATAAGCTAAATCAAACGTATGGGAAATTCTACGAGATCAAGAAAGAACGAGGTAAAAAAGAACATGGCAATCAAGACGTACAGTTTGAAGAAGGATGGGAAGACCTATCTGGCACCCTGCTTTCAGGTTAAGGAATTTGTCTGCAAGGCATCTGATACCATCCTGATCGACGATGAGTTGGTGGTGCTGTTGCAGTGCATCCGGGAGCATTTCGGTGCGAAGGTGCATATCACGAGCGGCTACCGGACGGCGGCCTATAACGCGACCCTGCCCGGCGCCAGCAGCAACAGCCAGCACATTCGGGGCCGGGCCGCAGACTTTTGGGTGGAGGGCGTGACGGTGAACGCCGTGGCTGACTACGCCGAAAAGCTCCTGCCCGGACGCGGCGGCATTGGCCGTTACCCGAAAGATGCAGCACACCCGAAGCGCGTGACAGGCTGGGTTCATATCGACACGCGGCCCAACAAGAGCCGCTGGAAAATGTAAAGAGAAACAAACGGAGGTATCATCATGGAAATTCTGAAATCCTTCCTCATGGCATTCCCGGCGTGGCTGTCCTACATCTTTATGGTAGTAGGCGTGGCTGTCACTGCCCTGTTTGCGGTGCGGCTGGGCTACGGCGCCGTCATCGCCAAGACGGCCTACAAGTGGATCGAGTGGGCGGAAGTCAACATTGTCGGCGGAAAGATGGGAGCTGAGAAGAAAAAGCTGGTCATCGACACCCTGCGCGAGATCACCCCGGACTGGCTCGATTGGGCGATCAATGAAAAAACCCTTGACTGGATCGTGGAAGTCGTCTTCAAAATCAGCAAGAAGAAGCTGGCCGCGTACATGGAAAAGAAGAACCGTGAAACCACAACTGTGGCCCACTTCGGTCAGGCGGGGGAGGACGGCAAGAAGCCGGGGGTATAACGATGATTGAAACGACGGTGAAGTATATCCTCACATGGGTTCTTGGCCTGACTACGAGCGGACTGGGCGCCTTGTGCGTGGTGCTGATGAAACGTATTAAGGCACAGAGAAAAGGTCTACTTGCGCTGCTGCATGATCGGCTGTATCAGTCGTGCCGCTATTATCTGTCCAAGGGTGCTGTTGATGTGGACGGATTGAAGAATCTGGAATATGTTTATAACAGCTACCACGATTTAGGCGGTAACGGCACAGGTACAGAGCTGTATCGGAAAGTGAAAGCACTGCCTGTTATGGACGACTAAGCAAAGCTCCCCGTTGGTGATCCTGAACCGGATCGCTGGCGGGGAGCTTTTTGTTTGCAAGAAAATTTAGGTGAGGCGCTTCCATCGGGCGGGCAAATAAAATTCAACGAGCATAAAATATTTATTGCACACATAAAGTGAATGATTCGCCTGTAGATGCGTCAGGTGGACCAAACAAAAATAATCCGAACTTGTTTCCGATAGGAGATGGGTTCGGATTATTTGTTTTCTTCGGAAAACTCAATATGGGTGTCCGTGGAAGATGAAATCCGAAATCATAGATTGA